AACTTGTTATAGGCATTTTTGAGAAACAGTACCCTAAAGATAAAAGACCCCGCAAAGCAATAGAAGCGGCGAAGGCATATCTCAAATCTCCGACAGAGAAAAATAGGCGTGCGGCGGCGTATGCGGCGCGTGCGGCGGATGCGGCGAGTACGGCGGCGTATGCGGCGGCGCGTGCGGCGGCGTATGCGGCGGCGAGTGCGGCGGCGTATGCGGTGCGTGCGGTGTATGCGGCGCGTGCGGCGGCGGATGCGGCGGCGTGTGCGGCGGATGCGGCGGCGCGTGCGGCGGATGCGGCGGCGATAAAAGAAAAGTGTGCACAGTTCGTAATAGGAAGATTAAAGGTCGCGGGGAAAAATAAAATAAACTAATCACATGAAAATACAATTCATAGACGGCATACTGCACGCAATCCCGGAGTCCGACCTGCGGCAAGAAAGTAAAAGCGGCGGGGATGAAAATGCACGACACACGGGTGCACAAAGGAGTGTTCTGGGCTTCGATACCGAAGAAAGTAGAGACACAAACGGCATAAAGAACCAATGACACAAAAAGACGTACTCGAATATCTCTCTGCGGGTAAGTCCACGGAAGAACTGGAGGAGGAGGGAGAAGAGGATTTAGAGCAAGTATTCCCCGCCGAGGAAGAAAAAATAAAGGGCGACGACGGGGCAGAAAAGTTCCCGTGGGAAGATACACAATGACAAAAGACAACGAAATGAACAGCTTTATGGAACGCTTCGGGGAACTGCAAACGAATCCCCGCAAAGCGTTCGAGCGAATGTTCGCGGAAGCAGAGGGGAGAAAGGTCGAGCCGGACGATAGCCACGATTGCCACCTCACGCCGTTCGGCGAGGACGGGTGCGATTGTCCGATACATAACACACATGGCGAAAAAGAAAACGCGGAGGAATAACTTGGTAGAGATAGCACGCTCGTTCAGTTACAAGCTGAACATCCCCGGCGCATACGAATCGCGTGATTTCTTCTGCTCCCAGAAAGCGGAGTGCAAGCCGGGGGACGCGGAGAAAGTAAGCGAGGCGTTGTACCAGTTCTGCAAGAGCGAGGTGGTGAAGTCGGTGAACGGGTACCGAGAATCCGTGGCGCGGGAAAAGAACGAAAAAATCAACGCGCAAATCAAGGGAGTAGACGAAAAAAAGTCGAAAGACGTGGGCGAGGAAACGGCGGGCCTCGATTCCCACGAAGATAATACGCCGTTATAATAAAAATATATGAACAAAGAAATAGACGTAGACGCATTGGCAAGTATGATGGGCGAGGAGAACTTCGTCCGTCCCCGCAAAGTGAAATACCCGATTGTCCGGCTTAACGGGACTAAGGGTAAGTTCCAGCGGTTGGACGTTGAGAAGGAAAAGTATAGTGAACCAAAGGACGTGGGGCAAATGTTCGAGGGGGTAATCATCGGTGTCCGTTCACAGTTGGGGTTTATCAGCGTAAGCAAGGCGAAGGGTGCGTCAAAAGGAACGACAAAAATCCTCACATCGAGCGAGTACGACCTTCCAACGGACAGGATTCGGGTATGGGAATCAATCAACGGGTCTACTTCGGTGATAGGGGAAGGAACTCCAGCGGAGATGAGAGAGAAGATACAATCACTCCGTTCCAAGAGGATACTGTATATGGTAGTCGGCGATGAGATTGTCCAGTTCCAAGTGAAAGGGTCAGGACTTGGATACTTGTTTGAGTACATAAACGAAGTCCAAGACAAGGATATGCACTTGTTCGAGATGTTCACCCGCGTCGAGCCGGTCATGGAAACAGCGGAAAGTGGTATGCAGTATTACGCCGCGCATTTCGTTCAGGGGAAGAGAATCGAGGGGGAAATGCTTGGCAAGGTAGCGATAAAACTTGAAGCGTTCCACGATAACCTGAAAAAGTTGAGGGAACGATACGCGAAACAGGGTTGGAATAAGGGTGTAAATGTTATTGAGGAAAGTGCGGGGGAAACAGAAGTAGTGATAGATGATTCGACGCAAGAACCGTTAGGGTCGCTAGAGGACGCGATGAAATGACCCAGAGAGACATCATCATCAACTATCTCTCCGCGCTCGGCACGTGGCAGTACGAGTACAAGATACGCGCCATACGCACACAGGATGGCTCATGGATAGGGGCGCGGGGAGATAGGGACGTAAGAGACCTCGTTGCGCGCGGGGTGTTGGAACGGAAACTCGACGGGAAATACGCGATGGTGAGGATAGCGGGAAGCAGGAATCTACGCCCGGATTACGTCGCGGGGGAGAGAAAAGAAAAGAGCAAACTATTCGCATGAATTATAAAGTAGGCATAGCAGTACTAATAGTACCAATAACAATGGCATACTTTTGGGCTTGTGCATCGTTCGGAAGATGGCTTATGAAAAAATTAGGATTTGCTGAGTATTATGCGGTGAACGGTGTTTTTGGTGGAATGTTGCTAGGTATAACTGTAATTGGAATAATTCTTGTCTTGTTATCCGTTCTATCCCCCTAATGAAATACGAAAATGCAAAATAATTTTACTTATTGCCTCACGATAAACGAACTTGATACTAATACCAAGATGAGAGTTAGATATGCAAAAAAAGCAGCCGAACTATGGGATTGGTTAGCAACTCGTGGCTATGTAGCCCTTATTCCTTATGACGGTTACGGATATTTCTATGAGTTTGCCAGATTAAAAGCTGGACTTGAAGAAGCATATAAATTGGGGCTGACGCGAAAAGGTGGACTCTTTTACGAAGACAGATACTTTTAAGACTGCTTGGAGAATTGCAAAGCAAATACGCTCGTTGTTTGCTCAAGGCAACCAAACACTGTCAGGTATGGTTGAGACGGACGAAACTTATGTCGGTGGCAAGAGACGAGGAAAGCGTGGACTTGGTGCAGAGGGCAAGACCATATGAATATACTATCATTATTTGACGGAATATCCTGTGCAAGAGTAGCCCTTGAAAAGGTGGGTATTCCCATTACCAAGTATTATGCCTCTGAAATTGACAAAAATGCAATAGCGGTGGCAATGAAGAACTATCCCAATACGATACAACTCGGTGATGTGAAAACAATCACGAAGGATTTAATCGGCTCATATATGGGAAATGTTGAGATAGGTTTGATGATAGGCGGAAGTCCTTGCCAAGACCTTTCTATCGCTCAAAAGAACCGAAAAGGGTTGGACGGCGAACGAAGCGGTTTGTTTTGGGAGTATGTCCGTATTCTTAAAGAAGTGAAACCGAAATGGTTTATTCTTGAGAATGTCGCCTCAATGTCTAAAGAAGCAAAGGAGATAATCACCAAAGAACTTGGGGTAGAACCGATAATGATAAACGCCGCACTGGTGTCTGCTCAAAATAGGAAACGCTTGTTTTGGACGAACATTCCAAATGTCAGCCAGCCAGACGATAGAGGTATCTTTCTGAAGGATATTTTAGAGCCAAGCGTGGACGATACTTTTACGGTCAGACCGAAATCAAACACCGTCCGTTCTTCTGGCAGGGGAAGCGGAATAGACAACAAGCATAACTGGGACACAATCCGTATCGGAAGCATAAATAAAGGCGGTCAAGGGGACAGGATTTACTCCCCAGAGGGCAAGTCGGTTGGATTATCGGCTCTCGGTGGCGGTAGGGGGGCTAAAACAGGATTGCATATCGTCCAAACTCCTCGAGGTAAGAACGCCGGTGGCAAAAGAGCGTTGAATGGAAAAGTGCCTACGCTTTCTTCTTCATCTTGGGAACACAACAATAAACTTTCAGAGAACGAAATTATCAGGAAATTAACGCCAGTGGAGTGTGAACGATTGCAGTCTTTGCCCGATAATTATACGGAAGGGGTCAGCAATACGCAGAGATACAAAGCCCTTGGAAATGCGTTCAATGTGGAAGTAGTCGCCCACATTTTGAAGGGTATTGCAAACTAATGACTACCTGCTATATCTCTTGACAAGGATAAAAGGGATATGATAAGATGGTAGTATGATAAGTAAAAACGCCAAAAAATATAAATCCAAATGGAAGAAAGAGTGGTGGAAAAAGAACTCTGCCAAAGCAATGCAATACCACCGAGATTATATCCGCAGAGTGAGAGAAGAAGTAATTGCTCATTATGGCGGAAAATGTATCTGCTGTGGGGAAAAAGAGTTTGTATTTCTAACTATTGACCATATTAACGGAGGCGGGAATAAACACAGAAAAGAGGTCGGCCCGTCTTCAATTCCAAGGTGGTTGAGAAAAAACAATTATCCAAAGGGATACCAAATACTATGCCACAACTGCAATCAAGCCAAGAACATAAAGGGAGTTTGTCCGCATCAATCTCCTGCTATAATGGGATAGTCGCCGAAATAAATGCCTATAAACCTCCCCGTTGGTAGTGCAGTAATCATAGGAGAGTACGTTTGCGACAAGTGTGAAAATGAGTTCTACATGCCGCAAGGAAGCGGGGACAAGATGAAATGTCCGTATGAGTGGTGTCCCGGTACGGCGCATCTGAACGGCGAGGTAAAGGTCTATGTGAAAAGACAGATAGGTAACGAAGAAATCTCACCGAAAGCAGATATTGTCGTAGACCCCCAATACTCGAAGTGCAAACCTAGATATTCGTTGTTATTCTGGGCTAAGGAGAATAAATACACGCAAGACATAGAAGAAGGAGGAAGGCACGGGCAAGGGGAGTATTGCTGTGATTACTGTATTTGTATTTCGATGGAAAGAAAAACCTTCTGGTGTCGAACAAACTTATTGTGTGGATGCCACACGGGGAAATGGAAAGAATGAGGAAGAAAAGCATACTAAAAGCGACGGAGCATAGCACGCAGAGCGCGATACTCGATTATCTTACGCTCGTAGGCGTGTTCCACTATCGCAACAACTCCGGCGCGATGGCGGGGGAGTATAAGGGTAAAAAGTGGTTCATGCGCTTCGGTGCTGTCGGTTCTCCCGATATTGTTGCGGTGGTAGACGGACGGTATATCGGTATCGAGGTGAAGGGGACGGGGGGAAAGCAATCGGAAGCGCAAAAGCAGTTTCAAGAGAAACTCGAAAAAGCAGGGGGGAGATATATTCTTGCATATTCGTTGGAGGACATACAGATACCGCTATTAGTAGAAGGGATGAGATTTTAAAAAACTAAATCGCATGTCCCGGATGTGGTTATTACACCCATGACTAAACTAGAGACAGTGCTACAATGCGTGAAGATAGCTCTCATGCTACTCTTCGGGGGCGGGGCGATTTGGTGGGGACTTGAGGTGTTGAGATTATTGAATACGATAATCGGATGTTCTGTCTAAAATGCGGGGAGAAAACCAAAGCAATAAAGAGTAATTGGAATACGGAACTCTACCCATTTATGTACCGATGCAAATGCGGCAACGAGGGGTATTACAAGAGCATATGTATATGCCCACCGGGGAGAAAAGAAGTACGGACAAAAGCAAGTAACGGATACCAAACATCACATATCCCTACTACGTGGGATGAAAAAAAATATAAGGACAAGGATTTCCATGCGGTGAATCTGACGAATGAATAGAATATGGTAAATACATGAACAGGAAAGAAAGAAAACGGCAGGCATGGCTCGCAAAGAAACAGGGCGTTACACACACCGCGCCGTGGCTTACTACGGAGGGGATACCGAACATAGAGTTAAAGAAGAAGTTTCTAAGCCATAAAGCGCGGACAGGACACACCCCTGACCGCGTATGGGGCGTATTTGGGGAGAAAGTGGGCCGGGATGGATGGATAGAACAGATAGTAAAAAGACAGGACGGGGCATACTACACGAAAGAATACACGGCAGACGTATGGCGACCCGTTGAGAAGCCGGAGGACTGGTATCCGAAAGAGGGCGGGGTATTTATAAAACTCTACGGATGTCAGTATCTTTTCAAGGGAAACGTACCCGAAGCAAGCGTCAAGGGGATAGAGATGGCAAAGACCATCCTGTTCCAGACGGCACAACACCTTTCTCCGTTCACGTTCATCGGGCTAGCGTTCGATTTCCTGTTCCTGCGGAAAAGGTTTTGGACATTCGTGGACTGGATGGGAGACCAAGTGAACCATCGGTGCTTGCGGCACTACAACATCCCGATAGAGGAGTATAACCAATTCGCGGGGGAAATGAACAGAGCTTTTGTCCTTTCGGTATTCAAAGTGTGGAGGATAGACCTCACGAAGCCCTATGTGGACAGAACAAAGCCGCAATACGACCCACAGAACGAGAATTTTAGGTCGGATATGGAGATACCGTACCCGCCGGATAATATGGGGAAGGACAGGGTGGGGTACATCGTCGCCCGACTATGGCTTTTCGTCCTCTTTTTCTTACAACAGGATTTTGCGTATCGGTCAAGGGTACAGGACGCGCTGGGGATGAAGCCGAAGAACCTAGAACAGTTCCTGAACATACTCATACGCAGGGAGACGCACTTCGGCGTGGGATACAAGTGGAAGTTCATCCTCCGCGTAATTCCTATCATCTTGCGGCTAGAACCGAAACTCAAGGAATTGTCGGACGCGTTCTTCGGGTTCATAGACACGGAGAAAGTAAAGATGGACGAAGCGGATATATACTTCTCCCTGATGTACAAGTCATACAATTTCGCGGGAAAAGAGTTCGAGGAAAGAAAGGTCGAATGGGACAAGATGAACGAGGAGAAGAAGACGGTGTTCCTGTTCACCTTGCCGGAAATGGAATAACATGAAAACAGAAACAATTAGGTGCGACGTATGTAAGCTGGAGGTGTTCTTCCAAGAGGGGAGGGAGAAGCACGATTTCAGGCCGTTCTTCCGCATCGCGGGGGGAATAGAAGTAAGGAATAGTACCTCGTACCCGTTCGAGGATAAGCACTTCTGCTCGCCGGAATGTCTTGCACTTGCCGTGGAAGAATATCTCGTAGGAAAGCCGATTGTAGCGGATAAGATACAGGCATGGGCCGGGGAGAACGGATATGACCTTGTGAGGAAGCAGAAAGCAACGAAGCCGGAGATAGTTGATTAAACCAACGGATTATGTTATGATGAAGCAATGCGAACGGGTAGACCGACAAAATACAAGAAGGAGTATTGCGAGGAAATAATCGCTTTTTTTGGGGTAGATAAGACAAGAAAAGAGGTAAAAGCGGTAATAACAGGGAAAAATGAATACGAAAAAACGGAATATGAAACAGTACCAAACGACCTCCCCACGTTCGCAAAGTTCGCACGGAAGATAGGAGTGAACGGCGATACCCTAGTGAAATGGGCAAAGAAGAACAAAGATTTTACCGCCGCTTATAACATGGCGAAAGAATTGCAAAAAGAGTTCCTCGTCGATAACGGACTAGCAGGGCTTTATCCTCCCGCTTCTTTCATTTTCACGGCAAAGAACGTAACGGATATGCGGGATAAAACGGAAACAGACATCACAAGCGGCGGGAAGAAGATACAACCAATACTAGGAGGGGCAAGCAAGAAGAGTATATAATTCCGTGCGCCCCGGAGAAACAACGGCACTCCATAAGATACTCGCGCTCAAGAAGCGTCTGTGTATCGTTCAGGGAGGTTCAAGCGGGGGGAAAACCTACGCTATCCTTTTAATCCTCATAGACAGAGCGCAGTGCGAGAAGAACAAGATTATCTCCGTCGTAAGCGAGACAGTTCCGCATCTCAAAAGAGGCGCAATCCGGGACTTCCTCGGCATTATGGAGCTTCACGGGTACTATAACGATGCGCGGTGGAACAAGACGGACTTCATATATACATTCGAGACGGGTTCAAAGATAGAGTTCTTCTCGGCAGACAGTCCCGATAAAGTGCGTGGGCCGAGGAGAGACGTATTATTCATCAACGAGGCAAACAACATCAGCTTCGACACCTACACACAGCTTGTTATCAGGACGAACGAGGATATTTACATCGACTATAACCCGGTCAGCGAGTTCTGGGTGCATACGGAGATAATTCCGAAGCTGGAACATGACTTTATTATTCTCACCTACCGTGATAACGAGCAACTGTCTCCCTCCATCGTCCAGGAGATAGAGAGCCGTCGGGAACAGGCGAACTTTTGGAAGGTATATGGTCTTGGAGAACTGGGGAGCGCGATAGGCAAAATCTACGACGGGTGGGCGTTCATAGACGAACTCCCGCACGAAGCGCGGCTAGAGTGCTATGGGCTTGATTTAGGGTACACGAACGACCCTACCGCTATCGTAGGCATAAGTTACTACAACGGTGGGTATATCTGGGACGAGATATGTTACCAGAAAGGACTGTCGAATAAACAGATAGCCGACATACTACAGAATAGCCCGAAAGCGTTGGTGCTTGCTGATTCCGCAGAGCCGAAGAGTATAGACGAAATCAAGAGCTTCGGGGTGAACATTGTCCCCGCGATTAAAGGGCAAGGGAGCGTGAACCAGAGGATACAGATGGTGCAGGGGCAAAGGATTTCAGTAACCAAGCGGAGCGTGAACATCATCAAGGAGTACCGAAACTATATGTGGAAGCTCGACAACGATAATAAGCCAACGAACACGCCGGAGCATATCTGGTCTCACAGTATGGACGCGGGAGGATACGGCATGTCCGGGGTCGTTCCTATCATCCGCAGGAAGGAGTACATCGCGTCGCTCCCGATATTCGAGCAAAAGAAGCCGACGAACCCGGCGAGATAGTTTGCATAGAAAGACGAAAGGTGCTATAATGGGTAATATGCCACGAGGACGACCAAAAAAGAAACTAGATATTACGACATACGACGCCCACATAGACAAGGCAGGGGAATATGTACTCACGGCGTTCATCAGCAACAAGACAGAGAAAGTAGAGGGTAGCTCGATAAAGGAGTGCCTCGAAAAGCTCGTTACAAGCAACATCGTGAAAGGGAAGTGTACGCTCTCCGTGCAGAAAGGAGAACTGAAATCGAGCATGATTCTCTCTCTAATGAAGGTCAAACGCATGTACTTCAACAGGATTTACCGCGAAATCCTCGAAAAACAACTTAACCTGCGGCTTACATAATGGCAAACAATTCTAACAGACATATTCTTGAGGAATCGTTGAGCGACGGGGAAAAGGCACAGCTTCGTTCATTCAACGCGAATCCGATGATGGTGGAAGCGGTGAGGAAAGTGATTCTGTTCCCTATCTGGGCGGCGGGGACATTCAAGAAAGGGGAGAAGCACACACTAGACAATTTCACCCTCGCGTGGATATTTTCAAACATGGATAAGGAAGACGCGGTAGTAGGGAAGGACATCAAAGTCCGGGCGATGGCGGTCAAGCTCGTAGAGACCGCGTTCATGGAAATCGAGGGCTTTCAATCGTTTCTAGAGGAGGAAAAGACAGGCAACCCGGCAAGATAACAACGCAATAAACAATGAAACAAAAGGTCGAGTATGGCAAAATACTCTATGGATAGAAAGACGGGTCTTGTGCTGTTGATTATAGGTGCAGTGGTCGGCGTATTGCTTGCGGCAACGATACTTAAAGGCAGAGGTATTTTTGGCGGGAGTGCGGCGTTAGAACCTGCCGTGGCTTCTTCTACGGTAACAGCTAGCCAAATTAACTGCTCGGCTACGAATATAGTTACGCAGGTTGTTGTAGCAGGTAGCCAGTTCTCGTTCTTCTTGGCGGCACTTGACGGAAAGAACAAGGCATATCTTTGCGCGGGGAATGATGCGCTCTCAAGGTGTTCTGCGACATCGGGAATCCCTCTGTTTGCGTCAAGTTCGGTGTTCTCACAGGATTTCGGTTATGGTGGCCCGTATTCGTGCAAGGGAGTGGATGCAACAACGACGTTGAATGTGATGTACGCACGGTGATACGGACAACTTAAAAAACTCTTGCGACTTCGTGCTACCCGTCATGGGTGCGAGGTTACTTCGCAAGAGTTACCCCTCGTATCCATAACAGGTATCACGACGATACCTGATTTATTAATTAACAAACATATGGCACTAGAAAAATACAGAGCGAGGTCGCTGTACGACAAGATATATGACCTCACAAACGAGAAGATAAAGGAAAAGATACAGGAGATTAAAAAGGTCGAGCCAAAAGGAACAAATAAAAAAACAAAGAAAACACATGAATAAGATAACTGGAATAGTGACTGGGGTAGTGGCGGGTGTTTCCCTCGTCGTGGCATTGTTGGGTTTTTACCGCCCGTTGGAATTGACGGTCAATACGTCTCCCGTCGTGGGAGCGCAATCAGGGCCGGAGCATTACAACCCGCAGATATTCTACGATACGGTGTCGTTGCGCGGGGCGATAACTGCTTCTAGTTCGCTGACAGTGCAGGGTGCGTTAGAATTGCGGTCTACCACGACTTTCTCCGGAGCAATCTCGCAGACGAATTGCGGTACGGCACTCTATACGATTCCCGCACTTCAAGGGTACTCACCGTCTTCTTCCACGGTAGATAGAAGCGTGGCAAGCACGACGGTAACTACCACAAAGACGACAATAAACAGTTTGGTGTGGGCGCATGTGGCTTCTACAAGTTTGGCGGAGATAATGATAAACGCGAGGATGACCGCCGCGAATACCGCGTCGGTGTACTTCCAGAATATGTCTGCGAGCGCAGTAGCGGCACATACCTCGTCCAACACGGTAATCGTGTATTGTTCCAACTAGCCAACGGGGTTCTCAATCCCCTGAAAAAATTGATAGCGAGTTCTCAATCTCGAAAATTGACAACTGGTTATATATCCACAAAATATACTCACTATCATTCATGGAAAAGAATGAACAAGACGTAGAGGTGGAGGAAATCGAGGACGTTCCTGAAATAGCGGACGGCCAAGAGGACACCACCGACTACAAAGCTCTCGCCGCGAAGAACGCGGGCATCGCTAGACGCTACAAGACGAAGTTCGAGAAATCGAAAATCGCCACAAAGGTAGAGAAAGGTGTGGAAAAAGAGCTTGGGAAGATTGAAAAACAAACGAAGGATGGGTTTGACTACGGAGAAATGGCTTACCTTGAGTCGAAGAAAGTGGCGGAGGATGATTACGACTATCTTCTCAAGGAAGTCCAACAGACGGGGAAAGAATTGAGAGACGTTCTGAAGTTCAAGTACGTCCTAGAGGAACTGAAAGCGCGAAGCGACGGGAGAATGACGAAAAACGCGCTTCCGACTTCCAAACGCTCCGGCGGTTCGGCGCAGAGCGAAGTGGATTACTGGATTTCGCAGGGCAAGATGCCCGACAAAGCAGAGAATCCTAAATTGTTCCGCGAAGTACGCAAGGAGAAGGAACGGATTGAACTGGAACGCCTCAAATCTCCTCCCCGCAGATAATCACAGGTCGCCGTGGTCGTTAAACCCTAACGACTATCTATGGCAACAGCTACATACGCCAGCTCTACTTATTACTTTGAGGAAGAGTGGGCGGACGCTCTCCAAGAGCAACTTGACGAGCCGACAAAATGGAAGGACTTTGCGAATGTTGTCTTTACGGACAAATATACGATAAATAATCCTTACCAGACCGACCCGTCTGTTTCGACGCTGGAACGCGATACTCCGTTCTCGCTTGCGACAATCACGCAGGCGACCGAGAGCATCAACGTATCCACTTCCAAGATTATCGCGCAACAGATTGACCGTGCGGTTCTCGCGCAGTCCACCTATGCGGATAAGATGGAATGGGCGCGGAGACAGGGGGTTGTGATGGACGAAGCTATCGAGACGGCAATCTACAACGACCATGCGGAATACACGGACTTCACGAATACCGCCATCGGCGGGAGCGCGGGGTCTATCACGGTATCCGCATCGAACGTGGACGACATCTGCCGCGCGATGCTTCGGGAAATCCGGCAGGCATCGGGACAGGGACTCTTGAAGCGGAATGGTGCGTTCATCGTGTGGCATCCGGGCGATTTCGAGCAACTCGAAGCGTTTGCGATGGCTAACGGGTTCGTTACTGCCGATTCTTACCTTAAGAACGCGGCGGGTGCGGTGGAAGGCATCAGGTACATGGGTATCGACCATTACACTTCCAACTTGCTCTATGCGGGCAGGTTCGTAGGAGGCATCAAGAAAGCGATTCACGTCTATCTCTTGAACTCTACCTACGGGGATGTGAGGATGACGGACGGTGAGGCAGGACTTCGCTCATCGGTCATCGTGAACACGCGTGTCGATTTCGATACGACTGTGTGGAACAACCTTGCGGGAGTAGTGTTCGATATGCACACTGCGGCATCTTCGTAAGCCGGTTCTTGAGAAACTGGTTTATGGCTCTGCCTCCGGGCAGAGCAGAGGGAAACACCTTCTGCCCTGCCCAGAGCAGGAACACATATGAACTACCACGACATTTATCAACTCATCACCTCGGAGCAGGCGAATTACAAATTTCCTATTCCGTTCGCGGATACGGGGATGTGGAGTATGTACGACCACATCAACCTGACCGTGAAGTACAAGAACTCGATATACCGGGACGGGTATGATGAGAATAAGCCGTTCAAGAACATCATCCGCCCGTTGCTGAACCTCCAATACCGCGCGGAGGGTTTTGACGTGAAGGACATCATCATTTACATAGAGGACGCGTATAAATACTTCAAGAGCTTCCTCGTAAGGAAGTACCACGAGCGATGGGCGAGGGAGAACGACATCGACACGTTCATTGACAAGATAGTGGAGAGCTACGTCGATTTCGGCGGTGCGCTCATCAAGGATACGGGCGGTGCGCGTCCCGAAGTCGTCCCCTTGCAGAGGATTGCGTTCTGCGACCAGACGGACATCTTGTCCGGCCCGATAGCGGAGAGGCACTTCTTCGCTCCCGACCAGCTTGCGGAGATGGAATCGCGGGGGTGGAAGAATATCGAGCGTGTTACTGCGCTCGCAAAGCAGGAAGCGGATACTAAGGGGGTGGATTATGGGAAGAAAGCCAAGACGCCGGGCAAATATATCGAAGTGTACGAGGTGCATGGCATGTTCCCCCGCCATTGGCTCTACGACAAGGATGACGCGGGGAATTATGATGGTGAGTATTTTGAGGGGACGGAGGAAACGCAGGACAACGAATATGTGAGACAGGTGCATATTTGCACGTTCTATCAAGCTCCCGACGGAATGTCGAAGGGAGTTTCCCTTTACAAAGGCACTGAAAAAGAGCTTCCGTACAAACTACTGCTTCGAGACGAGATATTCGGGCGCGGATTAGGGCTTGGCGGGGCGGAGGAACTGTTTGAACCCCAAGTATGGGTGAATTACGACGAGATACACAAGAAGAATATGCTCGATGCGGCTAGCAAGGTTATTTTACAGACGACGGACGCCGCGTTCGCCAACAGGAATAAGCTCCAAAACATGCAGAACTTGGAGGTTGCCGTTACCGAGGTAAATACGCGGATAGAGCAAATCCCGACGACGCCCGTGAACTTGCCCCTGTTCGAGAACTCGACGAAGGCATGGGAAGAACACGCGAGACAGATGGCGGGAGCGAATGAAAGCATTTTAGGAGAATCCCCGACGGCAGGGACGCCGTTCAAACTACAGGAACTGGTAACGGCGGAATCCCATTCTCTACATGAGTATCGGAAAGGGAAGATAGCGACATTCCTTGATGAAGTGTACCGCGATTGGATTATCCCGAAACTTGCGCGGGAGATAATGAAAGGAAAGACGTTCCTCGCGGAACTGGAACTTGACGAGTTGCAGACCATCGCGGAACAGCTTGTCGTCTGCGAGACGAACAAGATGATAAAAGAGAAGATACTGAACGGGGAAACGCTTGACCCGGCGCAGGTAGATGCGTTCAAGCAGGACGCGAGGGAACGGTTCGTAAAAGGAGGGAACAAGAAGTTCGTTGAGATACTGAAAGACGAACTGAAAGACGCGCCAATGAGCGTGGAGATAAACATCGCAGGCAAGCAAAAGTACCTCGCGGGGATGACGGACAAACTGGTAAACGTGTTCCGAACGATAGTAGCGAATCCGAGCGTATTGCAGAACCCCGCGATGGCGAAACTCTTTAACCAGATAATCGAAAGTTCGGGGCTTGAACCGCTTGATTTCACGGGATTTACCGTGGCGCAACCTGCGCAACTTACACCTCCCCAGCAAGTCCCTGCGGGAGGTACGCAACCATTACAAGAACTAAATAAACCGCCGCAACTGGCGCAACAAGTCGCATGAATATCGAAAACATAAATCTGGAGGCGCGTGCTTTAGTAGACGCGGATACTAACTCGTACACCGCCGCAGACCTCTTGCGGAGGGTGAATAACGCATACGAAGAAACCGTGATGCTCATTCAGGGGTGCGACGGGTTGTGGCAGTTCGACGATTCTAATTACACGACATTCCCCACGGCAACGACCACGCTCGTTGCGGGACAAAGGGATTATTCCTTCGATTCCGCTATACTCGAAGTAGAGAGGGTTGCTATTCTCCACGCAAGCGACGGGAAATACCATTTCATAAACCCGTATGACATGAGCCAGATTGGAGACCCGATAGAGACGCTGAATCCCGACAACGGGATACCAGGCGCGTATGACAAGCAAGGGTCGTCTATTGTCCTCGATGTTGCGCCGTCGGCTTCGGACGTAACGCTCGCCGCAGGGCTTAAAGTATGGTTCAAGCGCACGGCGTCGATATTCACGAGTGCGGAAGTAAGCACGGGGACGAAAACACCCGGATTCGCTTCTCCGTTCCATGTTATCTTGGCGTATAAAGCGGCTCTTCCTTATGCGATGGTATACAAGAAAGACAGGGTAGCGGGGTTCATAAACGAGATAGACCGCTTGGAACGAGGGATAGTAAAACATTATTTAAGGCGGGAACAAGACAGGAGGAAACAAATAACGATGGGAGGTATATCTCACCGATGAGCTGGAGTTTAGAAGATAAAAATGCGTCCACGTTCCTGAACTTCCTTCGGCACGGAAAAGAGACGGTGCTTAATGATATAGCCGATTTCAAATTCACGGATGTTATATTCGACGACGGCACGGTACTCAAAGATGTAACATTCGAGCAGTTGGCGAACACGGTATGGTCGCTTGTGTCGAAAAACAGCGCAACATTCACCAATGAAACACGGAACTAAAAAAGCCAGAGGATTTATACAACTTCTTCCCTTATTCGTTGTTGCTGGTGTGATTCTTGCCGGGATAGGAGGATATGCGTATTTTCAGCGCGGACAAGACCTCGGTGTGACGGTATATACGACACAATTATCGAACACCATCAATCAATTCAGAGAACAGGTAAACTCCTCGACGGCGAACCTGAACACGCAATTAACGGAAGTATCGAGCACGTTAGACGGACGCGGGACGCTGTATACGCTCAACGCTCCACTGGGAGTGGGATATGGAGGGACGGGGATGGGAACGGTTCCGATAAACGGTCAGTACCTCATGTCCTCCGGGACTACGCCGACGTGGAAGAATCTCGTAGCGAGTTCCGGCATCTCGATTACTTATACTATTTCTTCTACTCTCATCGCTACGCCGGGGTTTGATAACACCGCAAATATCGCGTTTTCGGGCAATAATTCATTCGCAGGGAGTTCTACGTTCAACGGGCAGGTGCATCTCGCAAACACGACGACACTAGAAGCACCGCTTGTCGGAGC